AAATTAATCACAATTAAATGTGATAATTGTGATATTGATTTTGAAAAACCTATTAGTGAATATGCTAGAAATTTAAAGTTAAATCGTAAAAATTATTGTTCTCGTTCATGTTGTGGTAAAAGTGTTAGAAATGTTTTACATTTAAAAAATGTAAATTCTAATTATGATATTTCACAACATTCTTTAAATAAAAAAGATGATTTCAGTAATTTTAGATATTATTACAGAAACTTAAAAAGAAGATTTAAAGAATTTAATATTACATTAAATGATTTAAAAGAACAATGGGATTTACAACAAGGAATTTGTCCTTATACTAATTTACAATTAAAATTATATAAGTATAAAGAAAATCATTCTTACGAATTAAGAGCTTCTTTAGATAGAATTGACAATACAAAAGGATATATTAAAGGAAATGTTGAATTTATATCATTACCTATTAATTATCTTAAAGCAGATCAATTTACTAAAGAAGAAACTTTAAATTTTTTAAAAAACATTACTTCTAATTTTCATTAGAATTTAGACTATATCATCACCTGTTCTAGGTGTTGGAGGCTGTGGGCTATCCGTAGATTCCCTAGTCGTTGAACCTTCTTACTTCTTCTAGTAAGCTCGGCTGCTGATTTACTACTTAGTGTACTATAATTTTGTACATACCTTAATGGCTTTAGTGTTCCAGCAATTCTTCCAATTTTTAATTATATATTCCTATATAATGGGTCCGAATTTAAACCCGCGTCCACAAATAATTTCAATATAATAATATATACAGCTTTACTATAGTTTTATGTGTTTAGATACACAAGGTCAACTGATAAATCAGAATGACTCCACCACTTTGTTTAATCTAACAAAGAAATCTTAAAATAATGTAAAAATATTATGCAGCAATCAACATTTCTGTTTTGATTGAAGTTTTAGTGTTCAAAATGTTATGAACTACTTGCATATTTGCTCTTGTTTGAGCGATTGTATTTTTGTCATTTCTTGTATTCACCTTAGTTTACAGTTATCTCTCTGGCTGATTATTACATTTACTATGATCTATGTCAAAGCCTGTCACCCCCGTGTTATACTTTTTTACAGAAAGTATTAAAACTGTCGTTCTAAAACGAGTAACTTATTTTTTAACAGAACGTGTCCGTTGTCTTTTTACACCTTTTTTAACAGGTTTTGAAGCTTCATCAATTACAGATTTAATATGCTCTGTAATAACTCTTTCATTTTGAGGTTCTTTTTTTACAAAATCTTCATTAGATAATGTATTGTTAAAATCTTCAACTACTACTTTTTCTGTAGATTCTTCATCAACTACTTGAGAAGATGCTTTAATTTCTACATCATCAGTTGTATCTTCAATTTTACTAAAATTAAGTACAAGTCCAACAATTATTGCTAAAATTGCAAATATTCCTAATACCATCATAATTATTTATTTATTTGTTAATATTTATTTATTCAATTCTCAGTTTGTTTTTTTTCCATTAAAAAAGTTTAATTGCTGTATAAGAATTTATCAGTTTTCATAATAAGGAATCGAACCTTTGTGATCCACCGCCAGGCTTCTTTAGTGTTGCAGACTAGTTTTTTTTATTATTTGCTGTATGAAAACTTATCAGATTAGTATATAACGTGTCAAATTAAAAGTTTGGTGTTTATATATATTGCTGTTACTAATCTTTTTCTATAATTTTTTCATATAAAATAGTAACAGCAAAACTTGTTTTTTAAGTTTAAATGTTGTATATTTGTATAATTAAAATTATAATTATATGAAAACGTATATCTACGCTATTAAAAATGTTGTTAATAATAAAATGTATATTGGTTCTTCAAAATCAATTAAGAACAGACAATATGAGCATTTTTATCAACTAAAAAATAATAAACACCATTCAAGTCATTTTCAAAAATCTTATAATAAATATGGAAAAGATAAATTCTTTTTTTATATATTAGAAGAATGTACTATTGAAAATAGAAAAGAACGTGAAATTTATTATATAAATTTATATAAAACTAGTGAAAGAAATTTTGGTTATAATACTCATGAACCAAATGAATCTAATTTTAAATGTTCAGATAAAACTAAACAATTGATTTCAGATAAAAATATTTCAAAAATATCAATTGATTGTTATGATTTATTAGGTAATTTTATTAATAATTATCCAAGTATTAATAATTGTGCTAGAAGTTTAAACTTTAAATCAAATATTATAAGTGAAATTATTAATAATAAAAGAAAATCTTATAAAGGATACACTTTTGTTAAAAAAGGAAAGTTATTTAATTATGTTAAATCTTCTATGGTTAGAAATATGGATAATTTTTATAAAAAATCAGATTAATATAAGATACTAGATTACAAATTTAGTCTTTTTTTATTTGCAGAAATTAATCTTATTAAAAGCATCATCGTTGTTATTTTTATTATACTTTTACAATTAAATCTTGAATTTAACAGGTGTAGTGTTAAGACTTAAAATTATTATATTTTTATTATAACTGATGATGCTTGTTTGCTAATTATATAGTTTTATGTATATGATTTGCAGTTTCTACACCTTATATTATTATTAAATTTCTACTTGATTTAATAGTTCTTGATTCATTGCAGAATTAAATAATTCTTCTGCGTTATTGATCTTATTTGTAAGAAATGACACTACTGATGCTGAATATCCACTAAAATAAAATACATTTGGTACATTACCATATGTTTCAAATTTTTCTCCAGTACCACGTCCATATGCATTAGATTGTAAGTTCCAAAGAACTATTACAAAATTATCTACATAATCTTCACTAAATCCAGCTTTTCTTAGTTTAATCAATGCTGTATCAACATTAGTTTTTCCTAATTGTGCAGGATTAAATTCACTATCAGATATACATAATATACCTGTTGGAAATTCAGATTCTTCGATACCTTCAAATCTTAATCTACAAATTAAATTTATAACAGATTGAAAATTAGTAGAACCAACAAAATTACATGAATCATTATACCACTTTTCTAATGGTGTATTACCTTTCCAAGTATGCATTTGAGCAGTTGAATTAAATTCAATAAAAGCATCTTTAAATGTTCCTGTTAAGAATTCACTAAAATATAATGCTAATGCTTTTGCTACATTAAAACACGACATTGTTGTACCAGTTGCTGAAGAACCCATTGAACCTGAAGTATCTCTTACAACAATTAATGATGTTTGAGATTGTTCACCACCTTTTTTAACTAATGTTTCAAATTGTTTATTTATAGTAGCTTGTTCACCTTGATTTAAACCAACTAGTGTTCTAGGTAATTTATCAAATAATTCATGTACAAATCCAGTGTATTTAAGTACTGTTTCAGGTTTTACAGCCCATTCAGCATATTTTTCACTTAAATTTTGATTAAATAAGAATTTACTTCTTACTAATAAATTTAAAGCTCTACCATGTATTTTACTAAAATCAATTTCTTCAAATTTACGTTGAGATATTAATTGTTGCCATTGATGTGCTGTTCCAGAAGTTTTAAGTTGTCTATACTTTTTGTATGTCCAACCAGAATCTTCTTTTTTATTATCAAATAATAATGAGCATATCCATTTACCAATTAAGTTATCTGCTTGAGATTCAATTGTTTTACATTGATTATTAGATTTAATTTGAGGTAAATACTTTTTAAGTAATTCAGATGTACTATCATTTTTTAAACCTGATAATATTAAATCACCAAATTTAGTCCAATTAAGTTTACGATCTTCCCAACCATTATACACTAAATCATATTGTAACATAGTTATAATATCTTTCCAAGAGCCAGCTAAAATAAATAATTGAATATTTTTCCAAAATGATTCTTCAGATTTCATATGTAACCAAATCATTCTCATAATTGATTCATGTTTCATTTCACCACCTTTTTGAGGTACTGTTGTAGAAGTATTATCCCAAAATCTAACAACTCTGTTTATAATTCTTAAATAAATAATAAACATTACTGTTAATAACTTATTTTTAGCCCATAATATTTCACAATCAGCAGATATATCATTAAATGATCTTGGTGCTTTATATGAACCTATTTTACCAAATTGATCTACAAAAGGATTACTTGTTGTAGAATATTTTTTAGCACCATTTCCTGATACTGTTTCAGCAGAATTCTTTAATCCTGCACTAACAAAAGCAGATGTTTGTTTTACTTTATTTCCGCTAAATAATTGTTTTTGTTTGCTGTTAAACATCTTTTAAATTTTTAATTGTTAATATTAAGCACCTATTTTAACTACTTGTTCAGTAATTGATTGATTTTCATTTGTTTCATCAGATATTAATTGATCAATACATGATACTGGTTCAGCATCTTTGATAGATTCTAATGAATCAAAGTTTGTTGTCATATTTAATAATTTAAAATTATCATACAACTGTGGTAATCTTGGATTAGTATTATCTACTACTAATATACCAGATGGTGTTTTGAATTCAAAATAAAGTAATTTCATAATTGTTTTATTTAAAGTTAGTATATATTTAAAATATAGGTTTATCCCAATAAATAAATATTACATGTCCAATTTGACCTAATAATATTAATATTGAAATTAATGATGCATAAAATAATATACAATCTAATGGTTTATCATCTTCACCAAGTTCAATAACTTTATTATATGTTAAAAAAGCTGTTAATAATATTATTAATACTAATATTATATTCAATAAGATTTGACCTGTCATAATTTGTTTGTTTTAGTTAGTTAATTTAAAACCCTCTGTTTTCAGTTGTAATACCCTTCACGCTTTAGGGGATAGATTACTCTTGCATTTACTACTACAACTGTCAGTTCTTGGGAAACTGAAATGACACATTAGAAAAGAAACTATAATTTGTTTATAGTTTCTTTTTTATTTATTATATTCTTTTATAGTATATTTTTTCCATTAATATGCTTACTATTATTCCACATATAATGTCGTAGCTTGATGAACTATCCGCTATCAGTATTTGTTATGTACTTATGTAATATTTAACTTTTTCAATAATTGTGTTACATGCTACGAACGCACTCTGAGATCGCCGCTGTGGGATTGAATACCCATGTTTTCTAGCTTACAAGACTAGATGCATTATTTCAATTATTATTCAGTCATTCGGATCATACCTGATTATTAGATAATTAATATTTATTTAAGGTCATACTGTTTAAAAATTACAGACTATAACTGTTTAATATTGATACTATCTTTATTAAGTTTTGAATTTCACATATTATAAGATTTACTTGCGACTGCTTTCAAAGTTGTAGTATATTTCCTTTCCTAATATACACTCATAATATTTTATTCTAGATCTTTTACTTGTTCATTAATATAAATTGCTGAACATATATTACCAATTATACTAAATAATATAAATGGTGCAGTTTTAACACAATCTGCTAATGTTGCTTCAGTTACCATTGTAATAAACAATGATATAATCATAGGTACAAATATACCTAAAATAAAGATGCTTAGTAATATTACTAAAGCAAATAATAGTTTTTTTAATAAATGTTTCATAATTTGTTATTTGTTAGTTAGTATTTCTTTAATAATTTTAACCAATGTTGGTGATATATTATTAAATGTTATGTATTTTACATCAGATTCTCTATCTTTATTGTAAAATTGTTCAATTTGTAAGTTAGTTATCATAATATAGATTTGGGATTAATATTATTTAAGGTAATAATTTACCACAATTGATACATTTAGGATTAGGTAAATTGTTATCTGATATACTTCTATCACATACACAATATAATAGTTTGAATAAATGTCTTATTTTTTTCATAATATTATTAATTAGTTAAAATAATCAGTCAACCCAGCATTACCTGTAATTGACTGACTAAAGTGTTGTTAAAGTTTGTTATGAGTTTTATATAATACACCTTCTGAAGACCAGCACATGTAATACATACTCCATACAGTTAATTTTATATCTTCTTAAACTATGACTAGGTCTGTAAATAAGGAAAACCATTTTACTATACAAAATGGCAAGGCGATTAATAAATAAAAATAAAGGCTGTTTATCCATCATGTATCCATTCACATGATATAACACTTTGTAGCACCTAAGTTTATGCACTTAATGCATATTTATCTTTGTCCATAACAGTTTTAAGCTGTTTTTGTAACAAATACATTTGATATTGTAATTGTTCTTCAGTTTGTGTTATTGTTAACACACCATTAGATATGCTTTTTAAATTACATATCTTTATAATACCACTCTTTAATACAATTTTATTTTCAATTGTACAATCATCAAATGATATTTCATTCATTGTATCTATATCACATAGATTAATTTCTTCTTTTAACATAATGTTAGTTTTAGTCAGTTAGTATTATTGAGGACTCGCAGATTGGTATCTTACTTGTAGAGATTTACTACCATTTAATTAAATTTTATATTAATGAAGATTCATATAATTACCAGTTATATTTCGTGTAGTCTAATACACATATTCTTCAAATTAGCTTGGATTCTCACACCAATAGACAACATAACAGAGAGATTATTTGTTATGTAATTACATATCACGAATCATGTGAAATAGTATAAAGTTATGTAACTTCTACAACATATTAGGTTGTTTGAAACTGTATGGTTTTATAGTCTGCACTAACTTACAATTACACTTTAACAGAGTGTTTAGTATCTACATTTGCAAAATATTGCTATTATCTGTTAAATAATTGTAGAAATTGTATAGTAGCCCCACATACTTGTCAAGGTTTACTAACCTTAAAGAATGAATAAAAATGCTATTAATATCATTTGATAATGATGAATGAATGAATGATGATGTGTGTGAATATGTTTGAGTTGGTATAAGCTCACATTTACACTATTAAAATACACAGACAATACGATAAGTTAATAAAAACAATAGTATAACTCTCTCACAATCAACAATTTAAATCATTTACCAAATGATATTATAAAATAAACTCCAATTAAGTGTATTACCACTCCACAATAATTTGTGTTGTATCGAATTAAAGTTTATTAACTAAAAGGTATATTTATACTTTTTTTATATATAGATACGAAATGATCTACCGAGATGTAGACATATTGACTACACGCAAAGTAGTCCGCAATAAATTAAAAAGAAAGGACACCGAAGTGTCCTTTAGTTAGGTTTAAGCACCAATTTTAGGTTGAGTTTCTTCTTTTTCCTCAACAGCAGGTTTAGCTGAAGCAACAGTTGGAACTACATATTGTCTATGTAAATCTGCATGTTTATCAGCAGGACATAATCTTACTTGGCTGTAACGACCTAATGGTTCTTCAGTAGTTGGATTAATGTCTTCTTCTTGACCCTCATAGAATGGAGTTTCAGAGAAAGCTCTGTAAGGCTTAATTTGACCTTTGTTGATGGCTTTGATTACAGCGTCTTGTTGTTTTAATACAACAGCCTCATCAGAACCTTTCAACCACACCATTGATTTCTCAACTTGTGTGAATAGTGTGTTCATGTTAAGCACTTCATCAGTAACTTCAACACAAACAGAAGTGATAGTTCTACCGTCTTCTAAGTCTTTAGACCATACTGATTGGTCGTCTTTAACGAATTTAATTGCATTCATGGCGTCTTGTGGTATTATGTGTTAGTCTGACATTATTTAAGACAGTACTAACACGATTAGTAATATATTTTGGCATATCCGTAACAACAGTACGGGTATAACCCAAAATTTTGTTGAAGTCGGGGTATGATGTTGGCTTAGTCCGCATTTACATTAATAAAAAACATTTTCAAAAAAATTTTAAAAAAAAAATTTGGAATTGTCAATTATTTGTTGTATCTTTGTAATATTAATAACGAAATAGCTATTAGTAAATAAGAATTTTTTAAAAATAATTGCAAAAACATTTGGAATTTACAAATAAATGTTGTATATTTGCACTTATTAAAATAAACAGCAACTAGTTTAGGATGCAGTTGCCTTAATTAACAGTGGACACGGCACTGACGTATAGTTTTAAGGGGATGGGTTTTGCGAGGTATGACAACTTCTGTAACACTGGCTAGCCAAGAGGACATGATTTAACAAAATCGTGGAAACCTCGTTGTATCTATTAATTAAATAATTATATAAACTATAATATACGTTATAGTTATAGGAAACTTATATACTTTACCCACTATTTCTTATGATTTAGTGGGTTTTTTTTTGTGTCTAATAATTTATTTTAGGATATTTGTGAAAATAATTGGTAAAAAACTTGTATAATTAAAATATATTTTGTATATTTGTAAAAAATTATTGATATGAGAATTTGTAGTTGTTGTAAACAAGAAAAAGAAACAAGTTATTTTAATAAACGTAAAAATGGTTATTATGCTTCTGTATGTACACCATGTTCTGTTGAAAATTATAGAGAAAAACATTTAATGTCTAAATATGGAATAACATTAGATTATTATGATAAATTATTAGAAAAACAAAATTATTGTTGTGAGATATGTAAACATCCAAATAAATCAAAAAGAAGATTATCTGTAGACCATTGTCATATTACAGGAAATGTTAGAGGTTTATTATGTGACACTTGTAATACAGCATTAGGAAAATTTAGAGATAGTGTTGACTTATTAAATGAAGCTATAAAATATTTAAAAAAATATGAAAAATAAATCACTTTTTATTAGGATATATCAAAAATATGTTGTATCTTTGTATAAGATTTAAAATTAGAAGTTATGACATACCAAGAATGGTTCAAACAAATACAATGGTTAAAAGATAAAATAATATTACCTAATAACCAAACAATATCTAAATCAGATTATATAACTAAAGATGGTTTTGATATAAATAGATTTAACACAATGTTGTTTAAAACATATAATATGTTATACCCAGTTAAAGATGGAAGAAGATATAAGAAGTAATTTATTTACTAAATTACAAAATGGAAAAATAGATTTATATACATTAATACAGATATTAACAAATGATAGAATATATACACGAAAAGATTAGACAAGATTTAATTGTCAACCAAAAAGATTTATTTAACATGCGTCATTACTATACACATAAACATAGAAGTAATGATAGATTATTAGATGTTAATGTAGGGTTATTTAGAAATGACCAACAAGTATTAACAGCTCAAATATATGTAGCTGATAAGAATACTAAAATAAGAGAACAATTATTTTTAGATGAAAACTTTAATATGATTGATAGTAATATAATAATTAAAAGATTAAACTAATGAAAGATTATTTTTTATATAAAAAACAAACCCATAGTATTAATACCTTAAATGGTATTTTAAATGAAAGCAACTTAGAGTTTGCTAAAAAAACAATGTTATTTGATGTAATTAGAGATTACACAGAACTTGTTAAAACTAAACAACATTATCCACATAATGATATCTCTGATGTAGATATGACAATTGATTGTGTTATAATGACTAGAGATAATTATAATAAGATGATTAAACTTATTCCTGAATTACCAGAAGAAAATAAAATTAATGAATTATTAAACTTTCCTAAATTAGACGTATAATGAGTACATATAAAAAGAATGGTAAAAGGCAACTAGTTGTTAATAATAAAAAACAAACTAAGTTACATGTTAAGAAGTTTTATGGTATATTAGCTCAAATGGAAACTATATCTAAAGAGTTAGATCAAACTATAGAATATACAGAAGATAATATTAATGATTACGTAAAACCTATCTTAGGTAGAGATTTAGACTCTATGGAAAAGTTTTTAGTATTAGGTAAATTACATCATGGAAAAGAAGCCACAGATCAACCTTCATAATATTAAATCTTTTTTAGAAGGAAACGGGCAAAGAGTTTTAGAAGAATTAAAGTTACAACCTAAACATATACAAGAACAAATAGCATATCGTAGATTACTATGTAAAAATGATTGTGCTGTTCAAAACAAATGTATAAAATGTGGATGTGACTTTAAAGGTAAAACTTCAGTACAACAATCTTGTAATCCTGAAAGATTTCCTGATTTAATGAGTAAAATAGAATGGGATAAATATAAAGACACAAATGGAATTAATTAA